CGGGTGTTTTTCTCTCAACCTCTAAGGTTGTTTCATTCGCCTTGTCTCGTTCTTTCTTCCCTGATTCCTTGTTGGGATCAAGATCAGCAACCCCTCTGGCTGCCATGTCCCCTTCTCCAGGATCAACTTTACCAGCTTGTTGTGCTTCGACGATTGCCTTTGCGCGGGCAATGTGATCTGCACGAGCTACTAAGTATTCACCGTCATCAAAGCCGATAGCAATCGAAGCAGTTTTCTCGCCACATAACCCGGCTTCAACTGACCGTATAATGATGTCAGGATCAGAAGTCGCATAGCCAGCTTGGTCGATCTGGGAATAAATCTTATCAATTGTCCCTGTATCAACCTTGCCAGCCAAGAGAGCCGCAACGATGTTCTTCGATAGTTCTTTCTTCACTTCCTTCCCTGGGACAGTATACATGAGTTCGGCGATAGCTTGTGCCTCTTTGACACGGTCTTCGTCGTTCTTCAAACTGTAACGGTCAGGATACTTGACTGTTGCGATCTGACGCTTACTAGGGTCTTTACTCTCATAAGCGGCCCAATGGTTTGCGATGTCCCGCTCGGCACCTTCAAGCACCAAACCAATGTAGGACAAACCAGCTTCCAACCCTTGGTCCGACAACTTCATAGCTTCGGCCGATATGGCCCTCTGCCCCATCTTGTTCTGGACGGCAAGGTTTACTAGCTTGCGAATGTCATCTTCCAGCTTCTCTTGCAGCTTCATAGAAGCCATAAGAGGCTCTGGGCTAGGATGAATGAAAGAAGGCGCGTCAGCCTTCATTGGGTAGGTACGCCCATGGCTCACACCTGCACGAACTTCTGCACCTACTTCGCTATTGTCCGAGGTGTTCGAGGTCCCATCATCATCGACTCGCTTTCTAAGGTGATCGCCAATGGCTCGACTGTCCCGTTGTTCAACATAGAACGGGAAATTTGCTTTGATGGCATAGGACACATCCCCAGATCCGAGGTTCAGCAAAGCTACTTGATGCTTGTACACATCTTTGAGTAGACTGCCTCCGATGTTCAACATCGAGAATGGAATTCGGTCCAATTCAAGGGACATTACTCCATCGCTATCAGCGATTGTGTTACCTTGAAAATCAATCGGGTGATCCTCAGCGTCGAGAAGTCTCATCTTGACTTTATGATCGATTGGGTCAATCCAAAGGAATCGGTATCGCGTGTATCCACCACTAGGTAAGGATACCCCATTCGCAAAACCTTGATTGTAGTCAATACCTTGGTCACGAAGCAGAATAGCGGTGAAATCACCCGGCTCTTCTGGCCTAGCAACTGACCAAGAAAGGATGTCTTCGACCCGATACATATAGCTGTAGGGGTGTGAGTCACCTTCGTCAGCCATGGTGCGAAGACCACTCAACTGAGGCATGTCAGTGTAGACACCAACTCGACCCATGACGAGTAGTTCGGTCAGGACATCAATGCCCAAGAAGGACTGCATCGAAGAGCCCTTGTTGTCTACCCCACCCATCTCTCCAGAGGTGGCTTTCATGTAATTGTCACTGCCACCACGACGAGAGACATCACGCAATCGCTGAAAAATGGAATTACGAACATCATTCACAGCAGACTTTGCAAAGCTCGGAATCGGTGTATAGAACTTCCGCCGCTTGAAATCTTCGGCAGTTTCTCGTTGACTATACTTCTTCAGGTTTCTACGAAGGAACCTTTGACCGCCCTCGTAGGTGTCCCTGTAATCGTACCAATATGTTTCGTCTTCGAGATAATCAGGATGCCGCACTGCCGTCAGGAACTTACTTTCTCGCGTCATGTTATATCACTTGCTCCTGTAAGTCCCCACCAGATACGATACCTGCTGCCAGTGGCAGGGCGATTTCCGCATAATTAAAAGCATGCGCAAAATGGTCAGGTCCGGTATTCATGTAAACTGCCTTTGAGTTTCCTAGCTCGTCTTTCTCGTAGGTTCGAGCAAGGGCTTTAATGTGTTCCTTGAACTCCAGGGAGGTGTCCCCTGGAAGATGTAGTCGATCTGAGTGGAAGCGACCTATTGATGCATCAAGCCAATTCGTTCGATCCACTGTGACAATAGGTGCCCCACTGCCTTCTTCTGACAGCGATAATTCTTTTCCAGTAACTCCACGTCGATAACGGCACAAGTAAACGAAACCAGGGAAGCGTTTCGCGAATCGACGGGCATCATTTATCTGAGGGTCAGGGTCAATCACACATGCCCGAATCTGCCATTCCCGCATGAGTGGGTCGAGGTTCTCGAAATCATCTCCAGGAACTTTGCCCATCCATAGAACTTTGGCGAATGCAGCGGCATTCAAGTCCCGTTGAGCGGCTCCTCGCGATAGCAAAAACTCAACCACTACAATGTGATTCCATTTCCCTTGATCGATCCCCATAACGATCATTCGACCAGTATCAAGATCAGGTCGGAGATCCTTCATGAAGTAGGGTCGAATTGCAGCATCAATCTCACCTTCAGTGACTTGCCCACCATCGGGGATGTAAGGTAGGCCCTGTTTCGAGTTGTGGAACTCGACCATCGCCGCTTCGTCGCCGACGCCGCGAAAGTACCCCATAGCTAAGTCGTAAGGCGTGACGGTATATGAGTACATTTGGTTGATGTAAAAGCTTCGATGTCCATCTACTTTCTCCGTTTGATCCCAGAAGGCTTTCTCCAGAAACTCAGTTTTCTCTTCATGCTCGATCCTCTTTTTGCACTCCTTGCATTTCAGATGTGACTTTGCCACATCTGGATCAGTGATCGTTTCCCCACAAATCTCCAAACATTCCGGAAAAATGAACTCGGTCAAGCGTCCACAGCGAGGGCACTTGAAGTAGAAGTGCTCTTGCGTTCCTTGCAGGAATAATTTGTGGACGCCTTTCTTTGGAATTGTTGGTGTGCTCAGCGAGAACACAAATCGATTCTCCGACAGTTGGCCCGATAAGCGTTCGAGAGCCAGCCAGACAGCGTGAAGATCCATCTCGTCCATTTCGTCAAGTATTACCACTGACGCGGGAAGAGACTTCAAGTTGCTATCGCCTCGCGAGCCTCTGATATAGAGACTGACGCCTCCGGCCATCTTCAGGCCGATGGTATTGGTGTCGGTGAACAAGTCCTTCAGATAAGGGCTGTAGGCCAACGCGGTGTTGAAACGTGATTTACTGAAATCGCCCGCGTTCTTCTCAGTTGGAAGAACGTAAAGGACATCGCGCTTCTTCACATCTACTGTGTGAAATGCGACGTTGATCGCGACTTCAGTAAGCCCCATCTGGGCCGCCTTCATGATCGTATTGAAACCTGCTGACGTATCATGAACTTCGCGGCACCAAGGATGATACTTGAAACTGTACGGACCTGGAAAAGGCTCACCCATCACTCGGCGATGTGTCACCCAACGGCTACAGGCTCCTAGTGTCTGTGACACCAGCCCGGCGTTGATAACGTCTCCGAAGTCAGTAAGTAAACCCATTTGGTCTCACAGTTCAGTATCTAGTCTTTCTTGAAACTCGGCACGGCAGGTTTGACGACCTTATCAGGGGTGCGTTCCTTATCGACCTTCTGGATGTCGCGAGCCTTTCGGGCCTTCTCTTCTTTTGCCGCTCGCTTTCGCTCCTTCATCGCGGCCTCATCCTTCTCCATCTTCATCTTCTTGACGTGGTCCTCTACTTCCATAACACCCCATTGATTCGACCAGATTCGAGGCGGGCCAACAACGGCAGCATTTGGTCGCCCATTCGCTACCGGCTCAAGAAGTGCTTCAGTAGTGGCATCAGGCACCTCCAGCGGGCCACGAGTCGAAGAGGTACACATAACTTCGCCATTCGGCGTCTTGCATGTGATGCGAGTCATGGGACGATTTGGCCAAGGATTAGTGATCTTCATGTTTTCTCCTTTGGGAGGTTGAATCCACCGCTTGATTGCGGCATTATAGATGTGGCTTTCTGTCTTGGCGATGGGCGATAGCGAGTCCTTGTTTGACTGCCTTCTGCTTGGCATCCTTGCCTGTGTAGCACTTCCCTGCTGACCCATATTTGAATCCGGACTTACCGTCCTTTGTGCATTTCTGTACTGGCATTATCCCAACTCTCTCCAGCCTATTGAACCGGCAACG